CTAGCGTGCCTTGTACCATCGTCGGCAAAACCATCACCTGCTTACTGGCATTGACGCTCGACCGCAATAGCCCCGTGTTGACCGGCGTCTCTTTCAGCGTTTCGGCGCGGATCAAATCCAGGATGGCGCTCACGCCGCGCTCCAAAATGCTCATAATGCGGGGCCAATAGGTTGCGTTGCTCAGATACCTGGCGTAATCGTCCAACCCGTCGAGCTTGATTTCCAGCACCTAGCGCCCCCGATGATAGAGATACTGGCGGCCCGATGGCCAGCCTGGGGCTGTATCCCAATTGATGAATTGTGCGCTTCCGCGCGCGCGCGCGCCCACGTGAGCGCGATATGCCTTGTCGAACTCTTTGGCGCGGGAGGCAAACATATCGCCCCGCGAGCGATGGCTAACGCTATCGGCGCTCAGGCTCGATTCCGAGGTGCGACTGTAACGCGCCGCAATCGCCGCGCAACAGAACGACGCTGCCAGGCAACAGATCGCATAGAAGTCGCCCACTGGCGTATCTACCGCGCTCGCTGTCCAAACGTATGGCGCAGTGTAGCGCACCCTCAACTTCTCTGTGGCCGCAGGCGCATGGTTGGGAAGGCGCAAGTAGCGCACACCGCCCGCCCAGTAGTCGTCATCCCAATCTCTCGGCTCCAACATCACCGGCGTCTCGTCGCTGGCCACTGTCGCCGCCGGATATTCGATAGAGACCACCCGCGAAAACCCTTCGCTCCAGGAGGTCAAGACTGCGCTCACGCCCGTCAATGGGTAGTAGTTGCCCGCATCGCCGGTCACGTCAGTGGACACTTCCAGCGGCTTATCGCCGGAATACGCTTCGACGGCGTGCTTGATCTCGGCTTGCCGCGAGGCAGCCGCGAACTCGTCGTTATCGGCGTTGATGAGCAAATCCACTTGTGTCTGGAAGGTGGTTAGCGCCGTGCTCATGACTCGCTCCTATACATAACCGATAGACGCCGATGGGCCAGTGCCCGTCAACGAGGCATAACAATTGCTGAACGACCAATCCGCCAGATTTGCCGACGCGGTTGTGTTGGCAACAGCGGACAATTTGAGGATGATCGTCCCCGACCCCGCCGTGTTATCGTACAGTATGAGCGTAGCCGCATCCGATCCGGCGGCCAGGATTACGTCGCAAACGTAGCCCGGCCCTGCTTTCACGGCGGCGCTACTGGTCAGATTCGTGTGTCCGATTGCCACTTTTCGGCCTCCCCCGCCCGCGCTTGGGCGGCTCCACTGGCGCTGATTCTTGGCCTTGCAAGTCGCTCAATGCCAGCGTGTATTTCTTCCCCCCGGCCACGCCCCAATCCACCACCAGGGCGAACTCGCCGCGTTCCGGGTAGGCTTTATAGCTCAACACTTGTTCCGGGCGTGCGCCCACCAGAGCGCACGCCCGCACTATCAATTCGACGCTCACTATCCCCGTCACCCTGTCTTTTCACCGAGCAGGGCCAGGAAATAGCCCACGAACGATGTGGCGTTGGCCGTACCAGCAGCGGTAAAACTGATCTTGCTGCCCGCCGCAATCACCACCGGATCGCTCGACCCGCCCACATGGGTAGATTCCCACTCGCCCGGCACATCGGCGTCGGCGGCGCTGATAGTCGCAATGACTGCCGAGCCATCGTCTTCAATGCTCACAGTCGCATCGGCGTCATCCACCGTAGGCGCAACCGAAACATAGACGATAGTCATGTCGTAGCGCGTATAGAAGTAGGCAAAGTCTGCCCCCAACGCGGCAGCCGCGCCAGGATAGACCGTCGGGATCGGGAAACAAACCAAACGTTCGTTCATATCGTATTACCTCCGCAAATCTCTTATTTGCCCGCAAGCCAAATGACATTGGCCAGGGTCACACCATCCGGCACATCGTAGGTGAAGGTGGTCGTATCGCTTACCGCAATCCCCACCGTCACCGTCACCCCATCGCCATAGGCCACTGGGATCACAAACTCCGGCGCAGCGCCCAAGCCGTGCGTTACGGTCATGCCGTCCGTCACCGAGGCCGATACGCCATTACGCAGAGCCGTAAACGTGCCGCCCAGGATAACTTGCGTGGCCGTGATTGGGCCAGTGATGCCTGCCGCCGAGAGGGTATCGGTGAACACGCCTTTATTGCCGGTGATATTGCCCGTTGCGTGAACCCCCGCCGCAAGAACCTCGTCAGAGGCGGTCACGTCGGCGGTGCTTACTCCGGTGGTAAATGTGCCCGTGGTGAACACGCCGGTGTTGCCGATGATATTGCCGGTCACATTGCCGGTAAGGTTTCCGGTCACGTTACCCGTCAAATTACCCACAAAACCGCCCGTCGCGGTCATGCCGCCCGAGGCGGTCACATCGGCAACTGCTATCGTTTCTGTCACGTTGAGCGCGTTGGCGGTGATCGTGCCCGTCGCGTCCACATCTACCGTCTCGTAGTAAGTGTAGGTGCTGGTAGCGGTCAAAGTGGTGATCGTGGCGCTGCCGATGGTTGCTGTGGTGAACGTGCCGCTTGCGCCTGTTACCGCGTCTCCCGCCGTTACATCGCCGCTGGCTACCACGTTGGTAAAGTTCGTATCGCCCTCGCCCTTGATGGCGATGTCGGCGGCGGGCCGAATATCCTCGACCCGCACTACAGCATACGCCGCCATTGCCCAGGCGACCACCACGGCCAGAACCAGGATCGTAACCAATCGTTTGTTCATGGTTTCCTCCCGTTAGGCCACGTTCGACTTGTGCAACCCGCGCCAATCGCTTACCGGCGCGCAGTCATACGTCGAGCTGTAGCGATACGTCATCATGCGCACCTTGTAGCGTAGCGTGTCGTTGGTGAACATCGCCCCGTTGGTGTCTTGCGTGCTCTCGAATAGCTCAGGCACACGGCGACCACGGTAGAAAATCAACCAGATCGCGGGCCATTGCTGCGGATCGGCCACCAGCGCCCAGTTGTTGGTGTCCGTCCAATTCGGCACGCTGATGATGTCGAACTTTTGATAGAACGGGTTGGTGTCGTTGTTGGCGCTATTGGGCTTGTGCTCCGAGTTGCGGATTTCGTTAGCCGTGGTCTCCAGGTCAGCCGGAACCAGGACGAAACGCGGCTGGATCAACAAGCGGCGGCCCGTGCCAAGCGTCTGAT